CCCGTGCTGTTCCATGCCGGGAGGGATTCGATGCGCAGGGCGTTCTCCGGGTAGGTGCGATAGTAGCCCCGCAGGTCCACGGTAGCCCCGACCAGCTTGGTGTGATCCGTTCCGCTGGTCAGGGGGGAAGTGCTACCGGAAGCCTGCCCGGTGATGCGTGGATTGTCCACTACTCCCATGCTAGGGGCGAAGTCGATGATAGGGCTGCCGGAGTGGGGGCGAAACTTCACGCCTTCCAGGATGGGGCCTACACAGGCTTTGTCGGCAAACGGGCTGAACCGCACGCAGGGAGCATTGGCCGTAGATTCGATGAACCCGCCCTGTACAACCCCGCCCCAGTTGGAGAACCCGTGCATGATGAGGGCAGGCATGTTGTCCCGGTCGGTGTGAATCTCGCAATTGCACCAGCATACGTAGCCGGAACGTGCTCCGCAGCCGTAGGGGTCATCGGACAGATAGTTGCGTCCGTTCTGGGCTACCTTCACCCCGGTGATGAATCCATGCCAATCGGCCTGAATGCCCACGTTGCAATCTTCGACCCAGGCGCCCCGCTGCTGGTAGCCCCAGCCGTAGGTGACTGCTATCCCTGTGCCCAGAAAGTAGCGGGACTCTACGTCGCGGACGTGGACATCGAAGGCAGCCCCGTTGACCAGCCCGGCATGCTCCCAGGAATGGGCAGGGGTCTGGTTGGCGTAGTTGCCTTGCAGGCTGAGTTCGTGAATGTGTTGCCCACCCACGGCGTAGTCGCCCTCGGTGGTGGTGTGCAGAAGGATGCAATTGGCCCCGGCCTGGTGAATGAGGATGGTGTGTAGTGGCCCGGCCCCCAGCAAGGAAACCCAAGGTCGCAGGCGCAGGGAAGATTGGGGGCGTACCCAGTCCACGTTATCGAAGCTGTAGTAGCTGATACTGAAAAGCTGGATCAGGGTGCCGGTGTCGGGAACGTCCGTAACCGCTACCCAACCATGGCAGCCGTAGTATTCAAGGGTATTGCCGCCACGGTCTCCACCCCGCAGGTACACTACGTCCCCGGCCTGAAACTTGGCCCGGTTCGCTTCGCTGCCCACGTCCAGCCAGCACTTTCCCCCACTACCTTCGCCCGTGCCGTAGAGCTTACCAGTGCCCGCTACACGTTCCGTGTCCGGGTGGGCACCCAGCAGAAAGTTTCCCCCGGATAACCGCAGGCAGCCTCGCCCCTCGGTCCAGATGTGGTCGATAGCTTCCTGGAGAACCAGGTGGTCATCCGTTCCCGTGCAACGCCAGTAAGCCCGCCGCTTCTCAGATGAAAGGGCATCGGCGGCTGCCACGAACATCCGATCCTGGGGCAATCGCTGAATTACCGGCATTGCTGCTCATCCTTTTCAGGCTGTCCCAGCCGTATGCGGATTACCGTGTCCCTAAGTGCCAGGCCCAGTATTTTCTCCACCCGAACCTCTATCCCGTGTTTCTGGAAGCGTTCCAGCAGAGTGAAGGCCATCTCTGACAGTTGCCGGATACCTTGCGGTTGATTGCCCATGTTTCAACCTCTTTTCCAACTCTTCCAGGGTTAACAAACAAGGCCGGGAAAGCAACTGGTCCCGGATGTTTTCCATCAGCCGCCGGGTTTCCTCGGAATTGGCGTTGACTGCATCCAGGGCGCGAGTGTTACCTTGAATAATCCCTCCCACTTCCTTGAGTACGCGAAGTAACTGGCGAATCAACCAGACCACGATACCCAGCAGCAAGAAGGCGAATCCCGCAAATCCGTATTGGACTACGGGACTCCACGGTTGCAGTAAAACATCGCTCATCACATGCACCACAGTTTCACAGGTGTTCACAAATCTCCATCAGGCGCGCCGGTTGCCTACTCAACCGCATCCGTAGCCAGCCGGAAGGCATAGGCACCATACTCCCAGGCAATGCGATTGCACGAAAGGCTGCCGAACCCATTGTCGCCCCAATCTGCTCCCCAACTGTTCTCGTAGAGCAGCCTGTCCTTTGCCAGGAGTTTCACCGCCAGAATCGCGTGGCCCGGATAACCGAAGTACACCGGCATCCCGTAGAGCAGGGCAGAGGCGAACTCATCCCAATTGGTTACCTCCCAGAACTCCAACAGGCGGTGAGCCTTGGCTGCTTCGTAGGCTTCGGCGCTGGGCTTGGTTCGCCAGCCCTTGCTTCGCGGCCAGACCTTTTCCGGGCAGCATCCGTATTCCTGGATGAATCGCAGGTTGTCTTGGAGACTCGAACCCCGGTCCACTCCACCCGACGTGGTGTGATAGCCGAACCAGGGATTGAACTTGGTGGGTTTTTGCCCTGCCCAGATTTCGCAGACCTCGACACCGTTGTTGGCACTTTCGGCGGCGCAGGAGCCAACGGCATCCTGATCCATGCGATAGCCGGAGTAGAGGGCCAAATCTACCGCGTCGCGGTCGGCGATCAGCTTGTCCCAGCGGTTGCGGGGAATAGTGGGGAATGCCTCGCGGAAGTAGATAGTCCGGGGCGCGGGAAGGTAGCTTTCCCGAATCAATCCCTTGGCCCGGCGTACCTCCTGCCCGTCTTTCCGCCGATAGACAGGCGGATGATCCAGGATGGCGCATTCCAGCCAGTCCAGGCCCGACGAATCGCCCACACGCTGGGCCAGGGGCTTTTCTTTCAGGGCTGAGTACAACCGCTTCCAAGCGGACAGGTTTGCTTCGACTTGTTCTTTGTACTCCATGGCTCGCTTCCCGGCAAAAGAGAGTGGATCAAGTCCAGAACCCTATCCACGTCCAGGGGTAGTGGTCCCTGGTGGTAAATGCGTCCCTGGGAATCGACCATGAACAGCCAGGGTAACCTGTCTTCAGGGGCACGTTCCACCCAGGGTTTCAGGTCCGGGGGAATCTCTCCGTGCTGGTCTTGCACGTCCTTGTCGGCAATACGCCACCGCCCGTTCAAAGCATCCCGAATCCGCTTGGAGGAAAGGACGATGGCCTTTTCCGGCGATGGTTGGCTGGACTCGTGGATCACAATACCCCACAACTGGTCGGGCGGGGGCAGGTCATTGTCCACCACCAGCAGCCGGGTCGTAACCCGGTCACCGCCAGCTTCGGCCGTTACCCGTACAGTGGTATCGCCGTCCGTCTCCTGGTTGTCCGGGGCGGTTAGGGTAAAGGTGGCCTTGTCAAAGGGAACCTGTACCACCGGGGGCACTTGTAGCCTGGAAGGAGAGTCGGAATGCAATTGAACCTCAACAGGCCCGGTTGCACGGACAACCCCTGTCGCAGACTGGCCCTCGGGGATTTTCTCTGGCAGAGAGAGTTGTAAGGGGGCGGGGGCGCCTACTACTAGTTGATGGGTAGCCAGGTCCACCGTGTCGCCAGAAGCCACGGCCAGAACCACCGTCCAAGTACCAGGCTGAACAGGGGTGGCAAAATAGAGTTGCTTGCCGCTGGTGTCCACGGCAATGTTGTCAGGGGCCTCCGGGATCACGGCCCAGGCAAACCCGGTGCCCGTGCTGCCCGCACCGTTCAGGGTCACCAGGACTCCGGGAGGTGTCACAGACGGACCTTCAATTACGGCACGGGCAGCCACGGGCTGGGCCTGGGCAAGGAGGACGCACGCCAGGATTGATCCTGCCAGGGTCATGTTTCCACATCCTCTTGCAGAAGGTTGAGCACCAGGTCAATCAACCGCTCCATCTGTTCGCTCCGGGAAAAGTCCTCCAGCCAGGCGATCACCTTGTCGTCCACCGGGGTAGCGGTCCAGCCAACCACCACTTTACCTACCAGCAGGCAGGCGGTGATGATGGCCCGTATCTGCTCCCGGGTGAAAGACGCTTTCAAGGGTCGCAGGGCGGAAGCCAGAGTTTCGGCCACGGTAGAAAGACGGGGATCGGTCATGGCTATCCCTCCTCAAAACAGAAGGATGATCCGCACCACCAACTGGATGATCTGATAGATTAGCTCCAACAGGGTTTCCCAGTCAATGCCCGGATCAACCAGGGCCTTGTCCCACTCTTCGGCGTTTTCCTGGATGATGGTATCCAGCACCACCTCCACCGCTTCGTCACGATCTTCCGGCAGCTTGCCCGCCTGCCGGAGTTTCAGGGCCACCTTGCGCACGTTGCGATGGGTCACACCCAAGGCAGCCGCCAGCCTTCTGAATCGAAAACCGTACATAATCCGCTCCTTTGTAGAAAGGGCCTCCCGGGAAACGCCCCAGGAGGCCACGAGGGGAAACGACGCGACAACCCGGACCGATTACGAGAACACCACTGTTCCAAACACCGGGACCGAGGGAATGTACAGCGCTGGAATAAAGTTGTCCACGGCCAGCAACTCGAATCCGGCAGGCTGAGTGATTTGCTCGGTCCAGGCCCCCATCCCGAAAACCTCCCGGGGTTCCGCCATCACGTTTTCCACTACAACCTCGCTGCCCTCGTGCATCTCCAGCCAGTCCGGGCTGGGATCGGGCAGGAACAACACGGTGGTTCCGTCGAAGAACTTGACGAAGGATTCAGAGCCCTCAACACCAATTTCCAGCCCGGCATCGTACACGTGCCAGACCAGCCAGGGCAGGGCACGGAATACCACGATGTGGCCAGTGTCGGGGATACCTTCCTCGGAAACCTCCGGCGATTCCCGCCAGTCAGCAAACACCACGTTGGCCGTACCGGCAGCCTCTTTCAGCCCGGTGTTGTTCATCAGGTACTTGATGATGGTGCTGTCAGTGAAGGCGTGGCGATACGGGAAGCCATGCAGTTGTTCGCCAGCACTGCGGATTTTCAGGCAGTGGCCGATCACGTCTGCATTGGCATTGTCCCAGGAAGTGTCAATGATGTCCCCGTCACCCAGCATGTCCAGTTGGTCACGGTTACCGGCAGGAATCTGGAAGTCGATCTCGTAGGTCCCGTTGCCTGCCTTGACCGGGATCAGGTCGTCACCGTTGACCAGCAGATCAAACTTGCCCCCGCAAAGACACTGGGACAGGACAAACTCCCGGGCATTGGCAAACCGCCGTCCCAGGTGGGCTGCCTGTTGGGCTACGTACCGCTGGCCCATGGGGTCAACCGTACCGAACGGCTCACCCAGGGGTCGGCGGCGAAAGATGCGGGAATAGTGCAGGTGAATCTTTTCGTGCAGGCGGACCATCTGGGCAGTGACATGCCCGACCTTCTGCGGCATGGAAGTGGCCGGTCCACTTTCAATCGCCCGTCCCTTGGCTACCTTGCGGGTACGGTCGAAGATGTCCCAGCCGTCAACGTGTCCGCCTACGGCAGTGGTGTTCGGCCCTCCGGGCAGGACACCCAGGAACCGCTGGAACATGCTGATCGGCGAGCGAACCCGGCTCACCAGGCGGGAAACTACCGAGTAGCTTAGCAACTGGTCAATGGAAATGTTGGGCATCGTTCAATCTCCACGAGGGGGAGTTCCAGGTTTCATCACGATCCGTAAGACCACGAACCGGCGATCTCTTCTGCATACCAGGCCAGTTCAGAACCGATCTGGTCTGCCACCAGGTCCACGCCCCCACCACCCTGGGCAGCGCTCAGGGTCATGGAGGTATCATCGGTCCAGGTACCGATACCGTAGATTTTCTGGCTGCTGACGGTCTGGATTGTCAGGGCGTTCCCGGCAACTTCGATGATCCGGTAGTTCAGGCCCGGCTTGGCAGAGGGGAGGGTCAGGGTAATGGCCCCGGTGCCCTCGACGTAAATGGTTCGGCCACTGTGGGACTCGTCCAGGGAGGCGTTCTGGGTGATCTTCAAACCTGCCTGTCGAACCCCACTGGCTGCGCCACCCGGCAAGTAATCCGGGAAGTTGTCCAGAAGGAAACGGGTAGCCATCTGGTTGCGGACCAGGTACTCGTAGTCGTTCCCGGCAATGCCCCGAGAGCTTTCGCCAGGGATAATCAACATGTCGCTTTTGACCGGCCCGCCAATGATGATGTCTCCGTGAATGCGGCTCTTGGCAGTGCCGGAGGCATCCAGCATGTTCTGGGAGTGACCCAGCACCCCGAAGATTTGGCCCTGTCGGCCAGTGGAATCGGGGTCCCAGGGCATCAGGTAGTCCTCGGTATTGTGCAGGGCCATCAGCAGGCCAGCCCGCAGCAAAGTGTTGGGGCTGTTCCCAGCATCAGTGGCCGAGGAGTGAATACCGAAACCTCGCAGGACTTCCAGGTGGCGGCGACCCCAACCCAGCACCGCTTCCTGGGTCTCATAGACAGAGTGAATACCCGGCATACGGCCGTATTCCTGGGATACCAGCATGGTGGTCTCCTTTCATGGTCCTAGTCAGCACTTGAGTCCGGCGACTTGAAACACGGAGTCTGCAATCTTCTCTGCTTCTTCGTCCGTCAACTCGCCAGTGGGCTTGTAGGGGAAGGGTTCCTCGGTTCGGGTAATGGGATTGGCAGGCTGGGCTTCCAGGGCCTCCAGGATGGGGTCCAAGGGATTGGACATGGGAACGCCCTTCTCGTCCAGCGAGAATTGGAGGTTTTCAGCCATCGGCACCAGCTTCTTGTTGGCATAGTCCGGGGAGCAGCGGCCGGTGGCGACTAGCTGCCGGATGCGGGACAAGTAACGCTCGCCCAGCAACTTGGAAGCGGTGGCTTCCAAAACCTTGATCTTCTGACCTGCCGCTTCAAGCTCGGCAGCCATGGCCACGGGAGCAGGCTCTTGCTGGGGCTTCTCGGGGGATTTCTGTTCCCCGGTTTCCTTTTCGGGTTCGCCCTCTTCGTCTTGCTTCTTCTTCAACAACGCCTCACCGGCGATGAGGATTCGCTCCAGCAAGTTTTCCTCGGTGGTATCGTCGGGCAAGGGCAAGCCCAGTCCCCGCAGGATGGCCAGCGCCCGTTCCAGTTCAGTTCCCTCGTCAGCAAAAAGATAACCGCTCATTTGCAGCGACATGGCAGACTCCTCGGCCTTCTGAAAGTTTTCCTGCCCGGCAACTACCGGATGAGCTACCAGGCCAATGTGCAAAATGGCGTCCTTCCAGACGTTTCCCTGCCCATCTCTCCACTCCGGGGCCAGGAACGGGGAAACCTCTTGTACGGTGGTTCCTACCCTGGAAGCGTCCTCTTCCCGGGGCACCTCTAGTTCCCCGTACAGCCAGCCGGTCTTCTGGTCCAGCCAAAGCTTCTTCCAGAACCCCACGTTGTTTTTCACCACGTCCGCGCTGCGAACAGGGATGGAGCCATCATGGCCCCAGGGGGCCGGGATGTTCAACCCGGCCTTGAGCATGTTCTGGAAGGTCTCGCAGATGCGCTTCAGCCGGTCCAGGGTCAAGCGCACCCGCCGCTTACGACCAGAGGGAGTGCTGGCCAGATAGACCCCGGGTTTGAGGATTTGCTTGACGAAACGCATGGTTTATCACCTCTGCCGTGTATTATACTCGGGGGGAGGGAAACGGTGCAAGGCGAAGATTCCCATTCTCATCCCCCCGAAAGGAGGAAGGCCATGGCCCTGTTAGATGACCTGTTCGGTACCCATCTCTCCCGGTTGTACGATCTCTATGATGCCGTGAACGTCTTTGGCCAGAACAGCTACGAGGTGTTGATGACCGGGCTGCTGGATGACCTGTCTGGCAAGCAGTGGTATGAGTCCCTGGAGAACATGATGGGCACGGTCACGGGTGTTCAGGACGTAATCACGTCGCAGGCGGAAACCCTGGTCGGGCTGGTAGATGTACTGTTGACGGACCCGGAAAAGGTGATTGCCCCGTTGAAGTCGGAAGGGTATCGGCTGGCAGACCGGGCCGGGGCGGAGGACGTGGTACGTGTGCTGTACGGCAAGATGCTGGACGACAACCATCGGTTGAAGCGTACCACCCTGACTATCTCCGATGTGACCCGGCAGGCTCCAGCCGATGCCGGGGAGTTGCTGGTGGATCGCCCCCGGGATGGCAGCGCTGGGGGTTCACTGTTGAGCGGGTATGATGCTCCGGGTTATGGCTGGCCCCAGGTGACGGACTATGCCTATGACTACGAGAACGAGTTGTGGCCCGGGGAAGGGGCAGGGTATGAGGGGACAGCTTGTGAGATGACTGCCTCCGGCGAGGTGGCAGTGGAGTGCATTCGGGATAGCGGGATGGACGGCACCGGGGTGGGCAGTGAAGAGTTTGCCGTGCAGGGAAGTAACGGCAGCCAGCGAGGATTGACACCGGGCGGGTCATTGCTGCTGAACGGGGGTTTCGATTCCTGGGAGAGCAACACGCCGGACGGGTGGCTCATTGCCAGCGGCAGCGCAGGAACCCATGTCTTCGAGGAAACAAGCGGGTACGACAGCAGTTGCTTGAAGATGGTGGAAGCGGACGGGACCACCATTTCCCTGGAGCAGACGGTAACGCTGGATGCCCTGCGGCGATACTTGCTGGCTTTCAGGGTGAAGGCCGAGGCAGGGGTGACGGGCAGTCTTACCGTCCGGGTGACCGGAACGGGATGGACACCCAGCACCAGCAGCAAGCGGTATGAGCGGGTATTGATCCCGCAGGCAGAATTGGCCGGGCTGGCAGACTGGACGCTCTACCACTGCTGGTTGACCGCTCCCCGTGACGTACCCCCGGATGCAAAGGTCCAGGTAAGCCTGGAACCGGGTGGTTCACCGGCAGGTGCAGCGGTCTGGGTGGACAACCTGGTGCTGAACCCGGCCTACTGGTATGAAGGGCTGGCAATGGGGCTGGTTGCGGGCAAGGAGAGGTTTCACCGGGGAGACCGCTTCCACTTCACCGTGACTACTGGCGAGACGGGCAAGTTGCAGGAGTTGATGGTGCTGTCCCGGAAGATGCAACTCCCCAGCAGTAACGTGCCCACGATCCCTGATCCCAGCTAGGGGGTCGCTTTGCCCAGTCCAGGTGCCGGTAGCTCTTGCGCCACCCCTCGCGGGTCTTTCGCTTGCGGAAGCGTTTCTTGCGGGGCATCGTTTCAGGAATACTGCATCCCGATTTCGCGGAGTATCCGGCGATACCCCTTGGGTCCTACCTGCCTCCGGCGGCGGCGGTGCATTCGGGCCAGTCGCCTGCGATTGCGGTGTCGCTGGCGGGCAGCGTACAGGCCCATGCCCAGTTCGGAGGTCCGCCGGGAGACGGAAGCAGTGGCCACACGCAGGGGTCCGCGTTCAAAGCGTTGAGTTCTTCGGGTGATGGGCATTGTCAAACCTCACGGCAGGCAATGTTAAAGCCGAGTAGTACACAGTCCCTTCATCACTCAGTATAGCTCAGGGCAGGAGCAGGTTTCCAGTCAATCAAGCTCCTAAGCGAAGATTGCAGCCCAATCAAGCTCTTAAGCGGAGATTGCAACTCAATCCCCGGCCAGGAACCACCGCTCCTCGCGGTCCACCTGGGGGCGCGGGCAACGGGAAGGGACGGAGTAAAGGGAACCGGATGGTCCCCAGGGACGGCTGAAAAACAGTTCAGGGCTTTCGTCGGTGTAGTAGTCGGAGGGGGGACGGCCGGATTGGAGTTGCAGTTGTCGCAGGCGGCGGAGCAGAACGGCGTTCTTCTCCCTGGTGGAAAGACCGCTATCGTCCGATAGAGGGTCCTTGCAGGACATGGCTAGAACCTCCCCATGCGAATCACACCACTGCCCGGCAAGTCGCGTGGCAGGTCACTGCGGCGCCGGACAACAGTAGTCGTAGAACCTGCCCAGCGGGTTACCTCGCGGCCCGCGTAAGCGGAAGCGTCTATCTGATCGGCAGCCTGGGCCGGATCACCTACCCAGGTGTAAAGCTCGTTCTCATAGGCCGGAAGCCAGGGCGCATCCTGGAGGAAGTAAACCTTGCCCTGTTCCATCCGGTTGATGAAGTCCGTGGCTCGTACCAGCTTGTCTCCGGTGTAGGGAGAAAGGGGACGGATGGGCAAGCCCTCGCGGCGGAGGGTTTGAATGATGCCCAGGGAAACGGCGGCTGCCTCGATACCGATAAACTCCGGTTGCAGTCCCTTCTGGCAAAGCTCCTGGAAGCGTTGCTTGAACAGGCGGATGATGTCGGGGATTTCCTTCTGGAAACGGAGGATGTCGTAAAGCAACAGGTCATGGTCGGGGGTGACCAGCCAGGTAGCTAGTACCGTCCAGGATGGTTCCCGGCGCCAGAGCAACTTGTCTGCCGGACCTTCGCGGACGGAGGCAGCAGTGTCAGCAGTGCAGAATACCCGGCAACGGGCCAGGGGCCAGGTACGGAGAACGGTGTTTCGCTGGTTGTCCTTGAGATAGACGGTCTTGTTGTCGATGGTGTAGTAGCGAGCCCAGGAGGGCTTGATGCGGCCCTCGTGAGTGATGGACCAGTCGCCAGAAAGGTACTGCTCCCGGGTCACCGGGTCCAGGTTGTGGAGTGAGAGAATGTAGGACTGCTGGTCGATGTAGGGATTGTCCTGGATATAGGCCGGAATGTAGGGACGGTCGGCATAAGAGCCCAGCCAGCGGGTTTGTCCTGTACGGGGATCGGTCACCTGCCGGATACCGAACCTCTCCTTGACCCAGCGATGGCCGATACCTCCGGGGTTGGTGGCACTACGCACACGCAAGGGGACACGGGCCAGGGCAGCACACTCGGCACAGGTGGGACAGCGGGGATGGGGCTTGTCAGCATGGTCTGGACAACGGGGACGGCGACAGCGGGAGAAGAGGAACAGGTAGTCCCACTCGTAGTGCTGGGTCAACTCGTCAATGGCAATGTACTGAAACTCGGCGGATTGGTAGCGGTACACGTCAAGGGCACTTTGCAAGTAGCCGAATTGCAACGTGGCTGGCCTGCCCCCGGTAGGAAAGTCCCAGCGGTGAAGCTGGGGTCGCCAAACGGCTGGGGTGCCGTCCAGCCAGTCATGGCTGCGGTCGATCAAGGCTCCGGGCTGGCTGAGGTCGGTAAAGGTTTTGCGAAGGATGAGGGCAGAGTAGCCAGGGACGTTGACGTATTGCAGGGCTCCCATCAGCAGAGCATCCGATTTCCCCCCACCTGCCGCCCCACCGTAAAGGGCCTCGCGGTGGGTAAGGCAAAGGAAAGCCAGTTGGCGGGGAGTGGGCTTGTGAGGGATGTAGGGAGTCCAGGCAGGCAACAGCTTGCGTTGCAGGTCAGGCTTGTCTTTCAGGACGCTGGCCAGGCGGTCTTTCCAGCCAGTCGAGTTCTTGAACGAAGACTGCAACCCAACCGAGTTCTCAAACGAAGACTGTGACTTCATCAGCCATTCTCCGCTTTGCCATCACCGAGGACCAGTTTCAGGGCAGGGGCGGTACGGGGCTGACCACCCTCCTTTTCTGGGGAGAATTGTACCTGTTCCTGTTGGACGGCAATGCCTAGCTCGGCCAGCACGCCGTATGCCTGGGCCAGGTCCGTGGGTTGGGCGGGGCAGGGAGTAGTTTCCAGGAACCCTTCCAGGCGAACCTCTTGCGGGGCAGGAGTCCAATCGTCTCGGGCTGGACCATGGGTAAGCCAAAACTTGGGGTCGGTTTTGAATACCTTCACCTCGGCTACCACCTGGGCCATGGCCCGGGCCTCCATCACGTCCCTGTAGAACCTCCGGTATTCCGGCCCCCTGTTCTTTTCACCCCATCTCAGCCAGCGGTAGAAGGTGTATTCGGAAATGCCGATGGTCCTGGAGGCTGCATGGGCACTGGCTCCTGCCCGGATAAATCTAAGAAACCTGTCGTAAAGCTCTTCGTTGGCCAGCAGGTTGACCAACCGGCGGCTGGCGTAGCGTTTTGTTTTGTGGGTGGCCATGGTTGTCACTTGTTGCTTTGCAGGTGTTCGTTCCCTTTGTCAATCCTATTGTAGTGTGGCAGGGGCGCAAAAAGAAGGCCCGGGCAACTGGTAACAGGCCCGGGCCTGTGATAGAGAACGGCCTTCCACCCTGCCTATTCGTCCAGGCGTACCAGGTCCAGTCTCCAGCCCCGCGTGTCGGGGGCCAGGGTACAGTGAAACTCCCTGCATGTCCGGGGTCGGTGGTCGTAAATGGTGCAAAGCAGGGTTTCCCTGTCCAGCAACATGCAGTACCCGTCCGATCCCCGGCGCAACTCCCAGCAACGGCTTTCCGGGTTCCAGACCCGGTAGCGGGGGTCGATCTGTTGGGCTTCATCGTCCGTCAATTCCAGGCCACTCAGGGCACAGCAAGCAGCCCGGCACTGGCGGATGACCTTTCGGCAATCCTCCGTCTCGAAGCGGACGAACGGGCCGTCCGGTCCGGGAGCGAAGGTTACCAGGTCTTTTCAATGACGCCCAGCAGCAGCCTTCCGGCGCCCGCCACGTCTGCCTCGTCTGGGAGCCTTCTTGGCCTTCTTAGCTTTCTTCTTCTTCTTGGCCATGATTCACCTCCACGGCTTCGCGGAATCTGTAAAGCCCGTCGCGGGGATCGTTCGCCAGGCGGAGACGGAAGAGTTGAAGCTCCTTTTCCGTTTCCGGCAGCTTTTCAATCCCCCGCAGAAACTCACAATGCAATCGCTTGACCTTACCCGTTCCACACAGGTAACAAAACTGGTTCTGGATTCCTCGTGGCGGGTCCTCGGACACGATACCCAGGCTTTCCATCCGGCTGGTACAACAACCGTAAGGGTATTCTACCATATCCCAGGTATGCCGTGTCAACAGGATTCCACAAGGACTGGCCTTTTTGTTGAAGTCAGCCGCGATGGTTTTCAACTCCTTCACCTGTTCCCGGACAATTTCCGGGTCGAAGTCGTAGAACATGCCCCACAGTGACGGGTTGCGCCTGCCAAACTTGGCCAGGTAACGGTCAATGGACCAGTCCGGGCTGATCTTGCCGTCCATCCGGGGAGCGTAGTAATTGTCCTTGCCGATGGTGGAAACGGAGAACAGGTGACAAGTGATCCGTTCACCGTCAAACTTCTTGAGGGATTCGGCGAATCCCACTCGCCAGTGATCCAGGATCATGGGGGAGACGTGAACGCAACCCTCAATGCCGTGCTTCTTCCAGGCTTCCCGCAGGCACTTCAACCGGGCCGAAGGAGGTGGGGCTCCGGGTTCCAGCCGCTTGGCAACATCGTCGTCGAAGGTGCCGAAGCTGACCTTTACCAGGCATTGCTCCACGGGAAACTTGGTGTCCAGAACGGCCTGAACAATGGGCTCCGGGTTCTTGGTGAGGAAAAGGATGAACAACCCGGCACCGTGGGCCAGGCGAAGGGTTTCCCGCAGGGCTACCCCGTACTCCCGCATGGCCGGGTCCTGGGCGGCTCCCAGTTCCAGCGGGGCCTTGAGCAGCTTGGCCTTGTCCACCAGCTTTTTGAGGGAGGTGGAAGTGGCCGGACGGAAACGATTGCCCAGGCTGGTGCTGCCCCGTTGACCCAGGGTAGCACAGTAGGCACAGTTATGCCGACAGGGACCAACCCCCACGTCCAGAGCGTAGAACGGGCAGCAAACATTGGGGGCACGTTCCACTGGCTGGGAAACCGGGCTGCAAACCTCCCGGCGGTGGAAAGCCAGACCCTCGTCCTTTTCGGCCACGTCGGCCTCCAGCGAAATGCCACTGTCACCGGCAATGGTTTCCAGCAGGTCCAGGCCATCCTCTTCCAGTTCTTCCATCCCGGCCACGGCTGCCCGGGTAAGGTTTTCGAGAGCGTCGGTATCAGTCTCGGTGTACTCGGCGATGGGGTCAAAGGTGGCCAGGACCAGGCGTTCCTCTTCGGGGGTGAGCTTGACGTAAAGCACGGGAACGGTTTCCTCCCCTCGCTTCAACGCCTCTTCCACCCGCATGTGACCGTCCAACAGGTGGCCGGTAGTCACATTGACCACCACATCCTGAACCCAACCCACCTTGGAAAGCAGCCAGCCGATACTTCGCCGTTGCCAAACCGGGTGCTTTCGCCAGTTCTCCGGGTTGGGAACCAGTTTTTCAGGCGAGACTAGCTCGCGTCCTACGATGCGATTCTTCCACTTGCTCATACCGGGTTCCTCCACAATTCCTGGAAGAGATTATACAGCTTCACGGTGCGCCGTACAATTCTGGTTGGCGGGCAGACCAGGCGCATTACCCGGGTGAATCCCTGGTAAACATTCCAGGCACTTATGAAGTAGCGCTCGTTCCGAGCGGGTAGCAACCCCATTTCCTCTAGCTGCTTCATTGGCAGGTAAGCGTGCTGCTTGGGAATGATTCCCTGCATGATAGACTGGTGGACCAGCCAGTACGTATCGGCCACCGTCAGGTGACTGGTATGCAACTGGTGGAAGAAGTCGCATTGCCGGGTGTGGAAGTCGGGCAGGGCCTCCGTGACTACTTGGCGCACGCGACTGGGCAGATCGGCCACGATGCCGGTGGTGTGCTTGCGGGTAAGCACCCGCTCACCGATGAAGGCCAGGTTTTCGCAAACGAGAACCTTGTGGCCGAAGGCCAGGCCAGCGGCAAACTGCTTGCGGTGATTATTCCGCAAGCCAATGGTAAAATAGTAGTCCGCCAGGGATTCCTGTCGCAGGTGAAGCAGGCCGAAGTAGGAATGGCCGTCCTTGCCTACGACGGTATGTTCCTGGGAAACGATTTCCCAGGGTAGAGGGATGGACCGGCGCACCAGGTGCAGTAACCAGGTGTGTGGTATGGGCATCCAGGTACGGGTGCCCTGCGGGCAGGGCAATTCAGCCAGTTCGTCCTCGCTAACCGAGCGTGCGTTGCGGGTCATTAACATGGCGTCCTCCTTTCAATCGAGTTCTTGAACGAAGATTGCAACTCAATCGAGTTCTTGAACGAGGATTGCAACTCAATCAGGTTCTTGAACCCTGATAGATACCAGGCTCAGAACATGGGAAAGGGAATCCAGAAACTTGCCCAGGAAAGGGTTTTCTTTGGTCATGTCACTGGGCATCTTTTTCCAGGCCCGCCGGTAGAAGTTCAATTGCTCCACCACCGGGTCAATGTCCTTGGAAGGGGAACCCTGGATCAGCAGACCACCCTCCAGCTTGATGATGGTTATCACATCATGGGACCTCAAGGCCCGGGCCAACACGTCGCTCAAGTTCTCCATCAGATCATCCTTTCTCCAACTTGGCCCTTTCCCAGAGCTTGTAAAGTTCAGGGACAAGGGCGTACCCGTAGGAAGGTTTACCCCGGCGGCCCCCGTTGGACTCAGACCTCCGGGTAACGATACGCAATTCCCGCATGTCCTCCAACCTGCGGCGAACCGATGAATCGGAAGCACTCACGCGCTGGGATATTTCCTGGACAGTGAGACGGTCCGGGTAAACCGCGGCCAATGCCCGGATGATTTCCTGGTTCCAGCCCGCTACCGTGTCCAGGCCCACCTTGGTGACCAGGCGGCAGACTTCCTTGGTAATCCGGCCCCGGGTTTCCAGGATAACGGTTAGCAACTGGGACAGCTTGACTAGTTGCTTGGCCAGCCGGGTGCCGATTTCCGGGCGGGGGCGGCTGATTAGTTCACCACCCCGGCGAATGACTCCGGCTCGCAGGTAGGCTACCACCTGGCTCAAGGCGATGATGCGATCCTCCCACCAGCCGGGAATCTTGGGTACACGGGACAGATCGCGGTCCAGGAAGTCAGCGGTTATCTGCCGCAAGCGGTCCTCCCAGTCGGCCTGCGACTGAATGGTACGCATGGCAGCCCGGATGTGTTTCTCACTGGCGTGCTCGGGACCGATGAACGCGCATTTCAGGAATCGTTCACCCAACGTGGCTCGCTCATCCCCGTAAATTACGTCGGTCACCCCGGCCACAATACCGAAATGGCAGGTGTACTGCCGGGGTCCCAGGTGGCCGAATACCTTGTCAATCCGGCCGTCGTAAGCGTCACGTAACAGGCCGTAGATTTCCTCTTGTTCGCCCACGGGCATGGACTTGATGGCCGTGTAATCCTTGATGACCAGCACTTTATCATCGGCCAGCAGCTTGATGAGGCTGGGGTCGGAACCGTCAGGGGTACGCCACCCGGAGATCAAGCTGTGGGGTGTAAGAGTGCTTTCAAAGTGACAGTAGGGGACAGCTTCCAGGCAGCGAAGGACCACCGTTTTTCCGGCTCCCGGCGGGCCTACCAGGAACAGCCACAGCGGGTCACCTGGAACCTTGATGGATAACACGCAGGCAAACATCACCTTGATGGCATCCTCCATTACCGGGTCCAGGTGGAGGTACTTGCGATAGGTATTCAGCACCTTTTTCAGGGAAGGGGGCTTGGACGGGCGGGTGTGTACCGCCTTCTTTCCTTCCTGGGAAGTGAAGGGGACCAGCATCCGTTCCAGTTCCTTGAGCAGCTTGACCGGGGCACGGCGGCGGGACTTGACATAATCGCTGATGTCGTAACCCTCGGATAACCCGGCAGGCCAGCGAATGACCCACAACCGGGAGTGTGTCAGTTTCAAGCACATGCTGCTCATGCCCCGGGCACCTGCCGGGTCGTTGTCGTAAAGCAGCTTCACATCCCGCCGGGCCAGCCACTCGGACCACTCGGGTTTGAACACCTGGGCGCCGGGTACTCCCAGCACCAGGGCGGGTTGGGAACCGCGACGTACTGCCCAGGAAAGGGCGTAGGTGTCCCAGAACCCCTCGCAAATATAGACCGGCGAATCGGGCATGGAGGAGGGGATGTTCTGCTCGCCAATCAAGTGCAGCTTGCAACCCGGGGTGGAAAGAATGGGGCTGCCGGACTGCTCGCGCAGGTGGAGATTGACCAGCCTGCCGTCCAGGTTGTGAACGGGGAACAGCCAGCGGCCCTGCGGGTCACGGGCCAACTGCCAGTGGGCGAAGGCTTCAACCGGGATACTGCGTTCCTCGGAGAGTTCCTTGTAGGCCGTTTCCGGGGTTTCGGACAGGCAAAACTCATACCACTGGCGGAGGAAACTGTAAATGTTGCCCTTCCTGCCACATCGCTTGCAATCCCATTTCCCGTTGGCGGGATTGACGTAAAAGTGGCGGGGCTTTCCACAAAACGGACAATCACCCTGGGCTTGCTCCTCTGTTACCCGCCGGATTTGCAGTCCGTGGAACAACAGGGGGCGAAGCTTGGGTGGCATCTCATTGGTGTTTGCCATTCCTTGCATTCTTCCATCCCTTCAAAGGCTTGGGGTCCGACCAGCAAACCGGAATCAAAGACAAGTCCACGGGGGTTTCTATCCCGTAACGGTGACCAGGCCGTTGCATGGCTTCGCCTACCTGGAAGGCCACGTCTTTCTGGTCACGAAAACACTCAATCACCAGCTCGTCGTGAATGGTCATTATCAACCGGGGCAGGCCCTTGCGGGTGTCATACCCGGATAGTGCCTGGTCCACTTCCAGCATGGCCTCCTTGAGCAGGTCACCGGCCGATCCCTGGACGGCATAATTGGCCGCCACGTAAAGCCGGTCCTGGGGTACGTAAAGGCGATAACCGCTGATGGTGGTTATGTATCCCCGGGTGCGGGCTTGTTCAATGCAGTTCTGCATGAAACGGTGGACTCCGGGATAGGCCCGGTGGAACCGCTCCACCATGTCCGGTACCCCGGTCAGGCGGGCCAGGGTTTTCGGCCCCCCACCATAAACGATGGCGTAGTTGGCCGTCTTGGCTTGCTGGCGATCAATGCCGCACAAGTCGGCGGTTTCCTGGTGAATGTCCCGGCCCTCGGCAAAGGCTCGGCAGAGGTTCCAGTCCCGTGACAGGTGGGCCAGGATGCGGAGTTCCAACTGATCGTAGTCGGCACTGATTAACAGGCAGTTACGGCGGGGACCGAACACCCTTCGCAGGGGAATCTCCGACTGCTTGCTGATGTTCTGTTCGTTGGGATCGGAGGAAGAGAAACGGGTGGTGCGGGTTCCCACCTGGTTGAGCGATGGGTGCAGCCGCAGGCTGCGATCTTCATCGTGGTGAATGGCCAGTTCCTGATAGCTAACCAGGTATTGGTAAGCCTTCATGGCCTTGCGATAGGCAATCAATGCCTTCAAGAATCGCTCTGCCCGGCTGCCCGGTTCCACCATTTTCAGCAGTTCCCGGAGGGTTTCGTAGTCCGTACTGCCCTCGCCAGTAGCCGTATGCCGGATAACGGGCAGGTTTAGTTCCTGGTAAAGGACATGGGCTACCTGGCGGGAAGAGTTGAGATTCAACCCCAGGTGGCAGGTACTGCGGCAAGCCTGTTGTTCCAGGACTGCCTGGTTGTAATAGCGGTCGATTTCCCGGTTGAGGACAACGGGCCGCAGGGGAATCCCGGCCTCTTCCATCCGATAGACCAGGGGAAGCAATCGGCGCTCCCGCTGGTACTGCTTTTCCAGGCCCTCGGCTTCGATTACCTGCCGGTAGAGTTTCCAGAGCAGCAGGGTACGCCGGGTGTCGTTCAGGCAATATTCCACCACCAGCTTGGCGTCTGGCCCATCCATCAGCAGCCAGTAGTCGCCCTCCACGTTTTCGTGGAGCATGTAGGTGGAAGGTGCCCGTCGGCGGGCGGAACGGACAGCCTCTTTCAGGCTTTCCAGGTCACGGGTGGGAAAGTGCAGGTACTTGTCCGCCAGTTCCTTCAACCCGTGAGGTTCCGCGGAATTGCAGACGTGGCTCATCAGTAGCGTATCGTCTATGCGGTCCCAGTATGGGGTAAGGTCCACCCCGATGTTGAACAGAGCACGCACGTCAAACTTGGCATTGTGGAATACCCAGCGATCATGCTTGAGGAATGTTTCCAGCATTTTGCGGGCAGTGGTACGGGATACCTTCACTTCCCGGGTGCAGGGGTCCACGGGAAAGTGCCAGTAAACGCTTCTTCCCCGCTCGTCGGTAGCCGCCACCAGAAACGGCTGGCACCCGTGCTGAACACGAACGCCGGTAGTTTCTGTGTCGATTGCCAGCATGGCAGGTCCTCCCTGTTAGTGTTCGGTGAAAGCCCCTCCCGGCCATCCGTGGCCGGGAGAGGCAGCGATACTACTCCATGTCCTCTTCCCGCAACGGGGTGCCGTTCTCGTCGGTCGGGTAGAGGACGCGGACGTTTTGGCGCTCGCCCCGCCAGCGGATGCCGATAACGCAGAAGGGGCAATCCTTGTTGAGCCGTTCCACGATCTCCGCAATGCCCTCGGGAGTAGTAGGGTCGAAGTCGCGGGAATCGTACCCCAATGCGTAGAGGGTCTTGGCCAGGCGGTCCAGGTTGCCCAGGTAGTACTCGCTTTCGGGGGACAGCCAGAACGTCAGCCGGGGGCGCAGGCCCTCAATCGAATGCTCCACGTCCGGGTGATCCTGGGTGATAACAAAGGTAAACTCCAGGATGGGGTTTTCCCCGGCCACCCGGGCCTGTACCTGGTCCACCACGGCGTAGTAGTCGCCGTCGGGAATGTCCGGTGGAGCAAAGCTGGATTGGGCCTGCCGCTCGGCAAACTCCTCCCACACCGAGCGGTCCACCCCCTGGTACATTTCCGCGAACCTGGGGTCCACGGTGGAAGAAGCGCCTTCCCTGGTCTGGGAAGAAGCTTTCTTCCGGGAAGCGGCCTTCTTGCGTGCAGCCTTCTTCTTGCGAGCCATAACGATACCTCCCATCAACTAGCGTTTGTGGGACTGTTTGGCCTCCTCCTGGACGGCCATATACTCCGAAACAGTCCACACTAGGTCACGACTAATCTTGTTGTTCCAGGCTTGTTGCAACCGCTTGTAGGCTTCGGCGGCGCTTTCCCCGGCCAGGAACATGGCAATGGGTTCACCGTCGGGAGTGCGAAAGTGGTCGTCCAGGTTGCAAGCGGTCCAGACGAACTCGCCTCCCCGTACCACAATCACTCGGTCCTGCCCATAAAAGCCATAGTACAGGCAAATGTCACAGATGGCCTTGATGATGTTGTCCCAGCAGGAGGGTTGCAAGGTAGGGATGTACTGCTGGTACTGCTCGCCCAGTGGTGGGTTCACGTCACGTAGGCGAGCATGAGAGATGAAAATGGGTTTGATACGATGGGCCAGCAAACGGGTAAACTGGTAATCAAACTCCCGCTTGATCTTGTCCCAGGTAGCCCCGTAGTCATTGATGAAACCCGGATGGCAACGGGCACCACAGATGCTGGCGATGCAAGCATCCCAGGCCCGGTCCACCGTGTCAATCACGGGGGTGATCTGGCCGGGTTTCTTCTCCTTGGTAATCAAGGTGATGTAGGCTTTCTGCCGTTCCCAATTCAAGGGAGGCTCATCCTTGGCAGGAACCTGCATCACGGGCAGGTTGGTACGAAATGGCTCCCACTGGAACAGGAGAGCGTTGGGGAATTGACCTGCCAGGGAGGACTTGCCCACGCCCTTGGCCCCGAACAGGAAGATGCTGTAGTCTTGCAGGTTGTCGCTGGGCTGGTTAGGCTTGGTGGGCAGGCTCACCTGCAAGTTGGCAGCCGGGGATTTCTTGCCGGGCGTGCTAGCTGCCGTTTTTCGCACGCTGGCACCTCTGAGTTTGCGTACCATGACCTTCTCCTTTCTGGGGTCTGTGCAGGCATTGTTCCAGTAATGCCTGCCAGTAGCGTTTGTCCGCACCCATAACTGCATGGGCAGGAATTACGTCCGTCCTGAACAGGCGGCGGCGGACAAACAGGGCGATATGGGTGGGGTGGGGGTCCGATTCCCAGCGCCCCACGGTTACCGACCTGTAAGCGAAACCCAGTCGTAGCAGCAACCGGGCACGCTTGTCAAAGCGCCGCAACAACCCGTAGTAGTAGGGGTTCATGGTTGGTCCTTCACTCTTCGAGTTCGGGAAAGGGAGTGCGGCGGACGGTTAAACCGTAAGCACTTCCCCGGGTGATGTAGTCAAACAACATGCACTTGCCCCCGTAACTGCTCACCAGGGCATCAGGGTTCATGTAATGCAGCGGGGACTGGAATGGGTCGGTCAAGTTTTCCACTGATTTCCACCAAAGGACAAAGTGTGTGAGGATGGGTTGCAGGACGCGGCGCTTCCACATCTTCAACTCATCTTTGCGGTAACGGTGCCGCCACTGCATGAAATACCAGGCCGGGCGGGAAGTAATATCCTGGGTTAATCGTCGGCAATAGTCGCCCAGGGATTCGTCCTTGCGCTGGATAAGCTGGGGAATCCGTATCACGTTGTACTGGAAACCGGAGATTTGCCGGTGCTCGGCCAGGGCGTACATGTTGGACTGGAAGTCAAAGGGCAGGGCATCCCGAAGCAGGTCCTCCTGGATACGGCCCTTGGTCTTGGTTTCCAGGATGTAAAGGGAACCGCTGCGAAGCTTGAATATCCCGTCGATCCGTCCCCGCAAGCGAACAGACTGGCCCAGGGAAGTTTCTATGTAACTATCGAAAACCCCCTCCGTGGTCACAAACTCCATCTTGTTCAACTGGCCGCGCCAGAAATTGCGGTACTGCTCGTACACCACCAGGGCGGTTTCTACTACCCAGTTGAGTTTCTGTTCCTCTTGCAGGGAAATGCCTCCCTGTTTGGCTTCCCGGTAGTATTGGTGGGCCACGTCTTCGGGCAGTTCATCATGGCACTCCAACAGCCTGTGGAACAGAGTGCCAAACTCAATGGAGGTGGACGTAAACTTAGGGCTTAGGCCCCGAACATACGTCAGCCAAAACTGATGGGGGCATCGCAACCACAAGCGGAGGGCGGACTGGGTAAGACCGTCCTCCAGGGTCCACAATTTCTTCTTACTCATCGGATTTCCTCCCAGGCGGTACGAATCCGGTGTACCGCCTCGTTAAACAAGCCAAACTGGTACCCGGTATCCTGCCGGAGAATATGGGCAGGGTGAACGATGGCACACTGGTTGTAAACCCCAGCCTCTCTGAGGGCCGGTGGAGCATGTTCACGGGCAATGCGCCCCACCAGCACTACCAGGGCGGGCTTGAGTGCCCGCAGGTGTGCTACCAGGTTGGGGCGACAGGTTTCAATCTCTTCCAGTGTTGGGGGGCGAGTGCGCCCCCTCTCGTCTAGCGGCATACAGCCCACCACGTTGCAAAACCCGCAAGTGAAGGGCTTGCGGTGGTCTTGGGCTGTGACAATGATCTTGTCCAGCAGTTTCCCTGCCGGGCCGATGAACGCTTTGCCCAGGCGGGCCTCGGAGCGACCGGGAGCCTCGCCGATGAACACTACCTGGGCACGTGGATCGCCCCGCCATGGGGCACGCCCATTGTGGTGCAATGGGCAACGATAGCAATCATACCATCCAGGTTCCATCTAAATGTCTCCCGTGAAAGGAAAAGAGCGGGGGGTCGGCGCCTGCGCACAACCGAACCCCCCGCCCCGACGAGGAGGACCGTCGTCACTCCCCCATATGGACACGCATCCACCAGTTGCACGCCTGGCGGGCATTGGCCACTCCCTCTTTCTTGGCCCTGGAATAATCGGCCGCGATGAGGTCTGCCAGTTCCGGCCCCTCTTCCTCTGGGAAGAGAGAAGCGGCGAAACAACTGGCGATTTCACCCAGTACGTCATCAACCTGCCGCAGGTGCGGGATGGCCTTGCGCAGGCCGTAACGGTGAAGCAGGGTTCTGATTTTCGTTTTCATGGCAGGCCCTTTCAATGAGTTTCGTTCCACCACTTCTGGGTATCATCCCAGGTGACCGCGCCGGAACAGACTGCCCGGCGAAAGTCTCGCACAACAGCCTCCGGGTTAATGCAACCTTGCTGCTTGTGCTTGCAAAGGATGAACCCCAACACTGGCGATTCCCGGTTGAGTTTTTGAATGGCCTGAAACTCGGTTTCCGATTCCGAAAACCGCTGCCTTATAAACTCAGGGGTGATCTTCTCCCGGGTACGTTTGAGGCTCTGCATGTGCTGGATTTGAGCAGCCTCTTCGCAGTCCCGGGCGAAGGTGTACCCCTTGTCCAGGAACTCATGGATTTCGTAGTCGGCGTCCTTGCCGACCAACTGGGCACGACCTTCACGGAGAGCCACCAGGAGGTCATAAGCGGCCTCCAGGAAGCTCTCCACATTGTCCCAGTATTCCTCCGGGCCAAGGATGCACTCAGCCCGCCACAACTTTAAGTCCAGGTCACGCATGACGATCCTCCTCAGTCCAGGCGTCCCTCGGCCCACGCCTTGATACCGTGCTTTCGCAAGACCTCTGCAAAAGCACGGGCATAGGCCATCTTCCTTTCATAGGATTGACCGAAACCATTCACCCAGATCATCAGTCCTTTAGGGTAGCGTTTCGAGGTCAATCCCTTCTTCTTGCACCAGCGTGCCCATCCTGTGTTGCCCGGGAAAGCGACCCAGGCGAAACCGCACAGGCCCTCCCGGCAGACGTAAATGGGCTTGCTGGGGTCCAAGTCATTGCCCAGCGGGGTGCTGGGCGTGCCCACAACCATGGGTCGGGGCTGGCACTGCGTGGCGGCCTCGTGTCCCGCTTGGCAAGCCTCCTGGTAAATCGTTTCGTACTGCATAATGCGTCCTCCTCGTTGCTTTTTTGCCATGCCCCCGCGCTGCATGGCCTTGAAGTTGATTCCGGCGCGGGCGGTGTCACGGTTCACTCTTCGCTACTCACGTCGATCACGCGCCCAACGGCAGGTACCCAGACCATGCAGCCGTTGGGCAAATACGCGCCGATCCAACGCCCGTGCCAGCCCAGTTTGCGGGCCAGCTTTTCCGCTGCTCGCGCGTGGTCAACATCCCGGCGGACAGCGTAATCTCTGCTAACAACGGCTGAGCCTTCCGAGCAACGCGCAATGAAGCGCGCCCCCTTGGTCTCGGTTGGCCCGTGATACTTGGTTATGATGGTCTCCACCATTCACCCCTCCATCTCAGGTTGGCCGCGCTTTCGCGCAGCAATAGCCCTGATTTTCCGGCACAAGCGGGTTACCTCTGGTTGGCAGGGATACCATCAAGCCACCAGGGAACCTTGGCTTCACTGTGCAGGGACTGGCGCCATTCGCTCAGCAAGGATAGCGGTACCTTGTCGAATACCTTGGCTTCCTGTAACAGGGCATCCCATTGATGCACAGCTTCTTCGAGTTCCAAGAGTCCGCTCTCTAGTTGTTCCACCTTTTCCCAGGGGACCGGCGGTTTCTTTCTATTGGCCCGGGCATCTTCATAAAGTACCCAGTAGTGCTGGAACGAGAGGACCAGTACCTCGAACGCGCAGAAAACGTCCATGCGGTCGCAAGCCATCTTCCATGCAAGGGTATCGTCCAGGTAGCACTCCTCGTAAAGCTTCACGTTGGTTGCCACCAATGCCCGGGCATACTGGACGGCGCCCAGGGCATCCTCTGGTAGCAAAGAGGGTGAGAAGGGTGGGTTCAGACATAGCTGGCTGCGAAAAGGTTCCCTGTTGGGAACCTCAATGCCCCGGGTTTCACAATATCCCAGGGCGACTGCCACGTTGAAGGCTTCCTGCCTGTTCCATAAAGGGCCTCTTTGCAAAGCCCCTTTCAGTTCGGCCAAGGCATCAGCGCTCATGGTACTCCCCTTAACGAGTGATGATTTTGTCCCAAACCCACTCGCAGTACTTCACACAGGGCCTCATCGCCCACGCAAGGCAACCCCAGTGCTTCGCAGCCTGGGAATGGGTCGCGTAGCAGAACGTCCGGCTTCCAGGGCCAGTCCTCCGGTAATTCCCGGGCCGCTGGTCCTATGTCACCAAAGGTTCCCTCAAAGTCCTCTGGCGGAGGGTCATGCAAACCAAGTTTGCACCCGACACCGCAGAGACCGTTGAATACTACGGTCGCCAGCCTGCCATCGGGCAGGCGCACCTGTGTACCAATGGTTGTGATTCCGAATGGTCTGGGCATGGCAACCTTCCTCAACGAGTGACAATTCTGCCCCGGCGCGGGGGCAGGATATCCCGCAAGTTCATCAGGGCGGAGAAGAGGGTTTTGCGGACCCTGATTTTTCCTTCAAGGCCCTGAGCCTGGAAACCCTCTTCCCCGGTGATCGAAGTGGCTTCCCAGTAGTCGTGACCCAGTAGGGCCAGGGAAGCCAGTGGGTCACGCGCCAGTTCGCCGGTGGGCATTTCCAGCCACACCAGAGACTGGTGCCACTCGTCGCCCGTGATAGGCGTGTTGCTGCCGGGTTGGTAGCAGGGCTCATGGGCAATGGCCTCCAGCAGGGGGGCCATGTTCTTGTGGTTAATCACTTTGGGCAGCTTCATCATTATCTCCCCGCTTCAAGGACCCCCACCAGCCCAGGTCGAAGGCAATCTTCGCTGGGCAGCGGTAACGGGCCGTCACCAGGTCGCCGTCAATGAGGTCTAAAACCTCACGACAGCGGTCACTGTCCGGGTCCACATGGCCCCGCTGGCAGATTTCTTCAATGCCAAACGGAGCCGAGGGGTCCCGGACGTACGCCACTGCCACGTAGTAATCGCCCGTGACAGAGGCGCCTTTGTAAACGGCCGCGAACCCTTCCCGGCCGTCTTTGTACTTTCCAAGTTTAAGAAGTTGGTAGCCGTCCGGGATCATTTTTACCCTCCATACGTAAACAGGGCCGCTGCTTCGTTCGAGCAGCGGCCAGAGGCGGTGTCACTCAAGCAACGATTTTTCAAGCCACCTTGGGAACACGTTTCAAATGCAGGGCCACCTGCAAAACGAAACGTGCTCGGTCTGCAACCTCCAGGCCGAGGTTGGAATCGACCTTGGCCAGTTCGGCCGCTTGCCGCAAGGTTTCACGGGCGATTTCCTGAAGGTCTTCACCCATCGCCCAACAATCGCCACCGCCGTAGTAGGAAACGGTGGCGATAGCTTCGGCTACCGACTTGGCGGTAGCCGGAGTGAGATCATTTCGCATGACATGTCCTCCCTATAAAGAAAAACCACGGATGGCACCCCGAGTGCCACCCGTGTTAGGTTGGGTTGGCCTGGCCCGGCCGGGTTCAGGTTTGGGTTTGGGGGTTAAAACTGCGGCGTAATCTTCTTGCCGACGCGGAGCACGTCGTCCGCATCGACGCTGAGGAGCCGTTCGCCGTGATACGGCATCTCAGCCAAGCAAACCGTGATTTCCCGCCCCCTGATTTCCCCGGCATGTTTGCCGGAGTGCCACCGCAACAGGGTTTTGGCGGTGGCAATGGCGGGCACACGACCCAGGTCATCCGTCCAAACCTCCACCCAACAGGGGATGGAGATTTTGTCGAAGACCTTTTCCCCATGATCTTCAGCCGTCTCAGGGCGTTTGCCCCGATTGGCTGCGGTGCGGAGTTGGTATTCCAACTCCGGGGGAACGTCGCCCTCTTTGAGGGCGATTTGCTCAACCAACTCTTTGAGTTGGTCGATTTTGGATTGAACGGTTTTCCTTGCCATGATCGTCCTCCTCATCGTCATGGCCGGGCCAGGACCGTCAACCCAGGGCCATCGGGGTTGAACCCCCCATCGGGGGTAATCCCCCATTGCCCGATTGCAGCATACCATATTGTCAAACCGTTGTCAACACGAAACCCCCCCAAACGTGGCATATTTTGGCGATTATTACGAAAAAAATATCCGTAACACAAACCCCACACGGGTGGGGTGGGGTATCCCCATGTCGTACAATGGCGCTGGGTGGGGTATTTGACTATGATTGACAAACCGGGTAGGTTACACAACACGCAGGGGAGCGGAACCATGAGCAGGACACTGAACGTCACCCGTCGGGGTAGGGGTACCCGGCCTCGCAAGTTCACCATTACGGTGGAGGTCCCGCAGGAAGACGATGTGAGAGTGCCTCACAAAACCCGGGGGTTGAAAACCGGAGTGGGCATCTTTACCTTCCTGGCCATGCTGTTCGATCTGAATGAGCATCTGCCCCGAGAGAAAAAGATGACGGACCTGACTATTGCCCGGTTGCTGGTACAGGAGTTTGCCCATCTCCTGGAGAAGAACCGTTCCTCAATTCGCAAGGTAGCAGAGGGTAAGTTGAAGATCAGCTACTACCGGGCGCTCTACAACGCGGGACGAATGACCCAGGGACGTATCCCCAATCCCAAGAGCAGGCGGTACGGACCGGACGGTTTGCCATACCTGGGTGGAGCCACGTACCAGGACACCCGTCAAACCCTGTTGGAAATGGTGGAGGAAACACATGCCCACTCAAAACCGTGTAAGAGAACTGGAAAGCCTGGGCTGGAAAGTGGGGGTAGTGGAGCGCTGGATTCCGCAAGCTAGGCGCAGGCTGGACCTGTTTGGATTTGCGGACGTGGTGGCCCTGGTGCCCGGCAGGCAGGGGACTACCTACCTGCAATTAACTACGGCTCCCCACGGCAGGGAAAGGTTGCGGAAGGTGCTCGACTGCTCGAACGTGAAGCAAGTATTGCTGGCGGGAAACCACGTGGAGGTCTGGGAATGGCGGAAGGTACGCCGCAACGGACGCAGGGTATGGGATGCCCGGCGCTGGGTAGTCTCTCTGGAGAGAGGAAAGTTGCGGGCCGACGAAAGCTTTCCTTACAGCCGGTTGAAACCGTCTAGCTAATCTCGGTCCAGGGCGGCAGTTGAATGGTCTTGGTAGTAACGGACTGGCTGGCAAAGTCCACGTCAGTGACTACTTCCAATTCCTGGTACTCCTTGTTGTTTGGTTCCACGGCCATGATCCAGTATTTGGCATTGCGCACATCCCAGTGGCAGAATACCCGGTCGTCCTGGTGGCCGGAGAACCAGTAGCCGCCCCCTTGGGCAAGCGGGTTACCGGCATTTATCTGGTTCCCAAAATTAGACCCGAACACGTTGTAGCCATTGAGCACTCCTCCGGGCAAAACTTCAACCGTTTGTCCCGCTTGGCTACGGGTCAAGTCAGCAGTCAACCGCCCCCAAAAGTCCCCAGGCACCTGCATGTCCAGGATTACCCAGCGGGCGGTAATGGGGTTCCAGTAGGCCCAACCGTAAGCCCCAGTGTCACCGCTGGCAGTGGCCATCTTGGAAAACTGCTGGCACTCGTCATAGACAATCACCTCTAACTCGTCTGGATCACCCACCACCTTGGCCTGGGCATGGGAACCGCAGTTCAGGGAGTCTGTCATCTCGAAGCGGATGATCCGTTGCTGGACAGTGCCCACGAACAACGGGCGTTTCACAAACTGGCCGGTGCCGGGATCAAGGGCGCTGATGGTGCCATGCAACCGGGCCAGGTGGTATTCGCCCGAGCCCCAGATGATAGGGCTGTCCATAGGAATGTCGGCAAAGAAGAACCAGCAGTTGTCCCATAGGGCATACTCTGGGGAGTTGTAGATTTCCCCGTGGGAAGTTTCTCCGTAGGGACGGGCTACCTTGCCCGGGAGAACGTAGGGAATGTCGTAGGCACCGGCGTTCTTGACCGGGCATTTCTCTGGTGCGGAAAGATAGACCAGGTGCAAGTTGCGGGGGAAAGCAAAGGGGACGGGTCGGCTCAACAAGGGTAACGGGCCGGGAGTGGGGAAAAGGGTCTGGGGTTCACGGCGGCTGGTGAAATTGCTTATTCGCAAGGGAACCTTTTTGGCGGGTGGCTGAACGTCCGGTGGGGAAAGATTGCGAAGTTCAGTATAGAGGCCATGCCGTCCACCGTAATCAGCCCAGCGGACCTCCTCAACCTCGCTTCCGGGCAAGACGGGGAACAGCCCCATCAAACGGAAGAGGAAATTGCGGCTGATGGACAACCGGGACGCCAGCCGGGAGGCCATTTGGGCAGCAAAAGCTTCGGCCTGGGTGTAGGTGTCGGGGGTGTGGTCCTCGTCCTCAGTTTTCACGTAAGGGTAGGTGCTGGCCACTTTCAGTGAGGTACCGGGGTCCCCGTACAGGTCCAGGTCCTTCCGAACAACCTGGGTCATGCCGAACAACATCCCAGGGGCAGTCATACCCCCAGTTACGTTCAAGTCGTACTCTAACCCGGCATGGCCGTAATAGGCAGGGAATTGCACGTCCAGGTAACGGGGCTTGTTCACCTTGCCCAGAGTGCCCTGGTAGCCGTAGAGAATCCTGGACTGGTTTTCGGTTAACCAGGAGAGCAGGTCCTTGCCATCAATGTACTGGTAGTTGGCCAGGTCAACGATGGTGAAGGTATCGGTAGTGGGGTCATACACCACGTCCCAGTTGAGAATTTGCAGCAAGCGGTTGAGATTATCTTCGGGGGTGGTTCCTTCACCTTCCCAGATGTTTTCTGGTGGAGTGCTGTAAGGGAAGCTGGGCGTAGCTGGAACGGGAACCCCGGTTGCCCAAACGCTCCAAACTCTCTGGAACAGGGTGGGCCAGTCCACCTGTAGGCTTCCGTCATGGTAGGGGACGCCCTCGTGAAATACCCGTTTGCGGATGTTGTAGTGTCCCGTGTCCCCCAGAGCACTGTTGCGGAAATGGAGCCGTCGGTCCACTACCTCCACCAGGCACGGGGAAGCATCTCCCAGGCTGGATAGCCCGTTGCCCAGCAGTTCCATGTGACCGCTAAGGTAGAGGTAGGGAATGGTGATGGAATCATCACCGAAGCAGAAACGTACTTCGATGAAGCCGTCCGGGTCCAGGTGGCTAACGTGCTTTCTCTGGAGGAGAAACCACCCCCGACCCGGCTCTGTCCCTCGGGGGTTCCAGTAGCTATTGGCTCGGCGCTCCCATAGTGAGGTGTCCAGGCCCAGTCGCCGACATTCCCGCCACAGGGACAGGGGGTTCAAACAGGGATAGCCGTTAATGGTGATAGAAATGCTGTAGGAAGCCATGCCGGAATATCCGTCAAAACATTTCCGGGTTTGAATATTCGTCATAATTTGGGGGGGATATATGGCGCGTTTACGTTTGATTTCAACACGAACACACACATATATCCCCCCCAAACCGTGACGGATATTCAAACTCGTCAATTTCGTGACGTATAATCAAACCCGTCAATTTCGTGACGTATATTTAGACCACCAGGCCCTTGCGTTTCAGGTAAGCCAGTTTGGAAACCCGGCCGGTCAAGCGCAGGTTGCTAGAAGGCCGGACACGGTGGCGGGTACCGTAAGCCCGCACAGAAGCGTGGCCCTTGGGTTGCATGTGCATCCGCCGCCAGGCAGACAGGTGGCGCAACCGCCGGGGCAGGCGTTTCCATGCTTCGGTGCCTACGTGAATGCGGCGATCCAGTTCGTACAAGTGTCCCCAGCGAACCTTCCTTCTCATGGTGGTTTCCCATATCGGATTGTGTAACCTTGTGGTGGCTCTTCGGACACAACCTCGTGCGCCGGGACCAGGGAAAAGTTGGCTACCGTTTCCCCTTCCTCCTCATGCGCTTGAAGCATGGGTATGGGTATCAGGTCAAAATGGACTCCCGGACCAAAGTTACGCTCTACCAGGGGTCGAAGAATCTGGGTATTCAAATCCTCTGCCAGAGAGTTGGCGATCATCTGGAGGATAGTGTAAAAGGCCACCAGGGGAACACGCCTGCCAGCATAAGCCCCGGTTCCCTCGGCACGGGCCACCTCGGCAGGGATTCCCATGCCTTCCCAAATTTCATCGTCCAGCCGGGTTCCCCACTCCGGGTAAAGTGGGGAGATAGGGGGAGGTGCTTGGGGTTCAATTCGCCAGGCTAGCTGCCCGGTCTCCGTGTATTCGGCAGGCAAGGCCACGGCTGCCCCATTGCGCTTGCGTTCCAGCATCTGCAACATCAAGGACTGGTTGCTGATGGGATTGCCCTGTTCGTCAACGGTGGTTCCCGGCGGGTAGTAGCCAGTCTCCCCGCCAAAGGCAAACTTGTAGAGAAACAACCGGCGGGAGTCTCGAAACCCGCCTTTGTCCCATTTTTCCAGCCAGGGAAGGTAAGCCCCCTTCAACCGGGACTCGCCGTACCAGCGGTTTTCGTGCCGGTTATGCACATGCCAGAGCAAGCGGGGAGGGTAAAGAACAGGGCCGCCATCTCTGGAAGGGATGCCCCGAACGGATGCACCTGCCAGCTTGCCCTCCGAAGTAAACACCCGGCAATCAATGGAGTTCAGGTGTTTCAACTGGTCGTAATGAATCAGGCCATCCGCCAGCCGATAAATGACCTCAGAGCAGGAGTAGCCCCACTCCACGGCTTTCAGGGCAATCAAAGCCCCGTTTCTCCAGAAGCGGTTAACCGTGGACCGCAGAAAGCTTTTGACCTCGGCGTTGTCGCAGTCGATGAAGAAGCGAGCATTTGCCAGCAAGGGACCTTTTATCAAGTAGAGGCCGAAGGTTACCCGGGGATCGGCCAGCATTTCCCGAACGAAGAACACGTTGAATGCTGGGGATAACCGGAAAGGTGAAAACGTAAAGGTAGTATGGGCGGGCTTGTACTCTTTGGTGATGGCTTCGCCCAGGAACGGTTGCTTAGTGCTCATTGAAAGGGACCCCCGTTCTCTGTTCAATTATCTTTTCCACAGCCCTGGTTTTCACCCGTTCAGCCAACTCTTCGTTTTCCGTTGCCGAAAGTACCAGGCGATACAGGGAGTCAGGAGAATGGGGTGCATAGGCACTCATCAATTCGAGCTTCCACCTGTCAATACACCGCTGGCACTCTTCGAGGATGATTTGCCGTTCTCTTTCGGAGAGGTTGAAGGGATTGATTCCAGGAAGCCAAAACGCGAGAGTAACGATCTCTCGAACTCGTTTTTTTTAGCCATGAAGGCAATCCGAACGGCAATCGCCATCTTGTAGGCTTCCTTGGGACTAACCTTGATCCCCTGGGAGAGTAGGTGGTTGGTCCAGGGATGTTGCCAGGCAGGATATTCCTGCCCGTGCTTCTTCTCCAATTCGTCCAGCAAAATGTTGGCATCGTACACGTCCAGGGTATGGGTTTCCCCGGATACTACAAAGTCCACCGTCCAATCGTCGATTTCGATTTTCACGGCCTTCCCTCCTAAAAGTCCAGAACGATCTTGCCCGAGGGATCGGGTACTACGTAGGTCCTGCTGGAGGTCATTTCAAACACGGGGAACCCCGCAGGTAGCTTGCGGATCATGGTGTTGTTGCTAATCTTTTCACCAACCATCTTGGCGGGTTGTCCAGCGATTGTCAACACCTTTGGCATCTCGTCGGTATTGATACGGTGGCCTACACGGCGAGCTACCCCTCGCACCTCCATGTAGATTTCCGAGGCCCCCCGTTCCACTACGCCTCCTTGTTCCACGCCTTCCAGGCGCCTTATCAGGAAAGGTATTGATTTCTCTTCCAGGTCAACAGTTACCCGCTGGTGGGATTCACCCACGCCTACAGGAATTACCCGAATGGTCTGTCCCTTACGATAGATGGTGATTTCCACGTCATACCGCATCCAACTCATGTGGGCCGGAGGCAGTTGTCCCAGGGGTGGCCCCTGGGGATGCCAGGGTTGCGGGTACCATTCACTGGGCGTGGCCATGGTATTACCGGGTACCTGGGCTCCTCCCAGTTGAATCACGGTTAGGGAATCGGGGTTAAGAGAAAGGTGGCGGAAACCCGGGCCAGAACGCGGGGAGTAAAGGTTGTTCATCAAGGTAGCCCAGTCCTGCCATTTTCCCGAAGGTTGTATAGGTTGGAACAAGCCAGAAGCATATACGATAGAATCCACCGTGCAGGTGATGGTAAAGTCAAAGGAAAAGCTCATCTCCCTGCCATAGATGGACTCGGAAAAGCTCATCCCTTTGCACAGGGCAATTGATTGATTTCCTTGGTTGGCAAACCCCTTTTTCATCAGGGCCGCCTTGGATTCCAGCAGCCGGATAATCGTCAGGTAACCGATGCGTTTAGACACCCCTGGGACCATTCGCAAGGTACCCGATAGGCTCCAAGACCAGGGAATACTTACGCCCGTATAAGGAATCCCACCCCAATCATCACGGCTAGCGGCCGCGTTTCGGTTGGCTTTGAGGTCTGCCCCATGCCCTTCCAAAGACAAACGGGCATCAATGTAGGCCACCCCATAGGGATAGGGCTCATCAGAAGGGATTTCCCGATCAACGATAGTGAAGGTAAGCACCCGCCCGTCAGGCGACACCTGATAGCTTTGGCTACGGTAAAACATCGGTTCGGGCGGGTAGTACACATACTTCACGTACTCGTAAGCATTGTGGGCCGGGCCATTGGCTTCCCAACGTCCAATGATCTCCAGCCGCCCATTCAACGTCCGAGTGGTCATACCCATCTCGTCCACGTTGTAGGACGTGTTGAGCACGTACTCTACGATACCCAAACCTTCCCGCCTGTCTGGGTAGCGAATCCAAATGTAAGCCACTACCTCCCAGCGGACATAGACCATTTTAGCCCAGCCAATGTATTCCACTTGAACATTCTGGGGCTGGGGTCCGTAGTCGATACAATTCTCATTGGTGATGATGTAATATTCCAGGTTATCATCATTCAAAGGGCAGACAGGGCCGGGAATCAGGCGACTATGGATTGTCAGCGGGCCACCCGGTTCAGTAAGACCGGAACGCAACTCATGGAGTTGCTTGCCGGTGAAGTCCTCCCCGGCGTTTCCGCCCAGATCGCCCGGGTGCAAATAGACCTCGGCCGTGATTCGCAGTTCGTGATACTTGGCCACCCGCCCGCTGCCGTCATACACGGGGGTGTAGCTTAAAGCGAAATGGGTTCGATCAGAGGGAAAGGGAACCCCTCTGTAAACGAACAAGTTTTCTGCCATTGGTTCACTCCCAAGCGGGCTCTTCTCCGGCAGGAACGTCCCATTCTCTCCAGGTACCACCTTGTTTGCGAAGCCATTCGTAGAACACCTTTTCCGTCAACGCTACTTCCCCTTCCCCACCTTTGGGCATCGCACCCGCAACCTGTTGAGCAATTTCCAGGATGCTTTGTAGGGTTTTGGTAACGGTTATCACAGCGGGTAGGATTACCTGTCCTACCTGGGTTTTCAGGTCCTCCCAGGCAATTTGCAGGTCGGTCTGTACTTCCACCAGCTTACCCAACTGGTCGCCCATTCGTTCAGCACGTTCGAGACGGGCCTGGAACAAGCGTACCTCCCGCATGGCTTCTGCGGTGACTACTGCCGGTGCCAGACCAGATACGCTCTCGGCCAGGTCGGACACCACGTCGTTCATTTTCTGGAATACCTCGTAGGCTACCACCCCTATACCCATCCCACCGGCTGCTGCCAATCCCAGGGGTCCAGCACTGGACAGGGCACTAATACCGGCCCCGGCAAAGCCTCCCAGGGTAGGTGATCCGGTCCAGCCTCCCACGGCACCGGATGCAGCGGATATGGCAAGCTGGGGTAGCCGCCAGGCTTCCTGGGAGAGAATGTTCCAGCGCTTCTTTTCTTCCGGTTCCTCGGGAGGATGCTTGGCAAGCTCAGCGATCTGGTCCGCCAGGCTTTGAATGACCTCCTGGTTCTCTACCCGTTGCCGGGCACGGGCCTGGCGGGCCTCTTCCAACCGGGAAGAACGCACCAGCCAGCGCTCATAGTATTTCCACGAGGACTCAGCCTGCCTTTCGCTGATGTCCTCCAGTTCGATTTTCAGGCGTGCTTCCTCACCGGGCATTGCATGTCTCCTACGGAGGTGACTGCTGCTCCGTCCACAACTGCCAGGTGTTGTTCACCTCTTTAGGCAGCATCAACAGTTGCACGGGCACCACCCGTAGCTGGCTGTTCAATACCATTGCCAGGGGATAACCCGGGTGAAGAATACCGTGGTGAATGGTGACCTGGTAAGGGGTGACACCCGCCAGCATGGTGGTAAAACGGAAGGAGCGGGCCGGATCAGTGGCCCCATCCCCGGTGACCACGGCAAAGGTGCCGATGTTGGCCATTTGGCCTTTGGTGGCCCCATTCCAGGGCCAAAGCCTCAACAACTCCTGCAAACCCTCGGCAGTCCACTCGATCAGCCGGAAGGAAGCAGTGGCTCGGGCACCACGATAGAGGACGTTGGCCGTAGTGTCACCCAACCGATCACCCCGTATCTCTTGGCTAAGGTAGGAACACTCCACCACTACCCCATCCTCGGTGGTTCCCAGGCTTTTCCACCCGGCAGCGGTCAGGATTTCAGCCGTGTAGGGTCCAGAAACAAGCAGTGCCATGACTCACCCCATCTTGCTGAACGGTTGCACTCGACGGGCATTGTCGAAACGAACGGTGAACACCAGCCCCGTAGGCCCCTCCGGTTCACTGGAGAAAAACCATTCCGGCCCTACAACACGTGGCGTAGGGTCACATCCGCTCCAGCGGAACGGTTCCACGAAGCCATACTCGTGAGGAATCAGCTTATTGGCATTCTCCATCACGGTGTATCGGTTTTTCAACAGGGCAGCAATCAGTTTCCGGGCCGTAGCCTCTATCCCTTGCGAAGCCCTGAGAAAGAACTCGTCACTGAGACGGTCACGGGCTGCATGACCTATGCGGCGGGTAATGGTACACTCCACGCCAAAGTACTCGTCAACAGCGGATTCCTGGGGTGAGGGTCCGGGACCCCAGGCCGCCCCGTGAACGGCGATAAACTGCTCTCCACACAAGGGCAGGGGTTGACCATCCGGCATCACCAGGCAATCGGATTCCCGCAGAGAAAGGGAATGGCGTATCTGGTCACGGGTGGCAATCAACAGGGCAGACAAGCTCATGTGGCCAACTCCTTGCTCAGGGTACGGGACATTTCCCGGGTCAACTCTTGCAGGGCTTTTTCCGTAGCTTCGGCCAGCCAGGGTCCAATGCGCCGGGAAGAGGGCCACAAGGGACGCTGGCGATGGACATAGGGGGCGTAGGGGACACGGCTACCGATAACGATGTGCTGCCGGTGGGCTTCATACACCTGTTCCCGGGGAGGATGGTATCGACCACCGGATACCCGACCCGGTTGCAGGCTGCGGGCCAGCCGCCCGGTTACGTACAGAATAGGGGCCTTGCGGTTGCCATACGCTGCCAGCTTGGTACGGGCACCCCGGGCCTTGAGGATTCCCCAGGCAATTCGGGCCGCCTGGGCCTTGGCTTCGGCCTCTCCCATTACGGCTGACAAGCGGGCATAGTTGCTGGCAAAGATTCCCCGCCAGAGACGGTCTTGCTCGGCCGTCAACAGTCCGCGCCCATGGGTCAAAGGACGGGGAACGTCCGCCCGGTAGGCCAGGGTTTCCCGCTTCAAGGGCTTCCAGCGATAACCGGCATCATCCGTCCCTCCCCGGGATTTTAACAGGAAAGCCTGGTATATTTTCTCCATCAGGGCACGGGCCAGGTGAGCTTTGAAAACGGCTCCGTAACGATGCACGTCCGGCAACCTGCCCGAAAGGTAACGGGGCAAGTCCCGCAACTCAGACACCAGCCGAGCACGGGGTACCCGGCGCAGTCGTACCTGTTCTCGCAGAACGGCCATCTTACTCCCAAGTCCAATCCCATGCCACGTCCTGGTCGGGGTTCTGCCCCCGGACCGAGGTTACCGGGTCCACTCGAATCTTGCGGCGGCGGTACAGGTCATTGATTTCCAGGTTGGACATGGCAGGTCCCATTTCCTTGCGTACCGGCAGGCCCGGCAGGTTCATCCGGTTGGCAAATATTCGTTCCAGCCAGCCGGTGATCCGTTCTACGATGCCCGTGAAATGGGCCGGGTTACCTCGTCGCAGGCTAACCAGGTAACAGGCAAAGTAGGTAGCCCACCGGCGTACCAGGGTATGGTTGGCCAGGTCCTCGGGCCGGTAACGCTGGGCCAGGTAGAGGTTGATTTCTTCGGTAGCTTCCCCTACCACTTCCTGGAGGAGAGCAGGGTCCACTATCCCGTCCCGGTCGTCGTCGGCCTGGGACAGCCATCCCTCGCGGGAAAGCACCCGCATGATCTCGGCTTCGGTAGTGTAGGTGTAGCTCACCGCCGTTTCCTTCGCTTGCGCTTGGCCCGCTGGCCTTCACCCGAATACCAGAAGGCCCACCTTCGCTGCCGCTTGGTCATCCGGTGACCGCGAATACGGCCCTTCCGGGCAGCCTTGCCAACCTTTTCCCTACTGCTTAAACCTCTGCAACCCATTATACCGCCTCCTATGGCTGTGACGCATCTGCATAAGGAAGAACTTCCAGCATTCCGCGAGACAAGGGCAGGGGAGGATTGGTGGACATCTGCCGCAGAATCCAGCGATACAGGCCCACGTTTTGCAGGTTGGACCCATCTATGGTTACGGTTACCTCGTTGTTGTCCGCTCCTCCCACAATCAATTCGTCTGGGTGGTCGGGAGTGCCGTAGTTTTTCTCTTCCCAGACCTTTACCGAGGGGGATTCATCCTGGGAAAACACTACGGCCAGGTCCTGACCGGACAAGTCAATGGGATTGCCATCCTGGTCGGTTACGGTGATAGTGAACTGCAACCCAGCATACTGGTAGGCTACCAGCATTTGCTCGGCCAGCAGATTCAACTGGACCTCGGATACCACGGGCTGAAGAATGTAGGGGTACTCGTCCAGCTTGGCCATTCGCTCGGAGGTCACCCCAACGTCCACCAGGGCTTGTGTCACTTGTGCCGGGGTGGCCCGTGTGCTGATGGCAGCGTCCAGGTTACCCACTTGGTCCCTCAAGGTGTTTGCCGCAGCGGCACTACCGCCAACCTGCCCGGTGTTGACCATTACGGGGTTTCCGGCAACGTCCGCCAGGGTTCCCGTACCGCCCAACCGAAAATCATCCGAGGAACCTACACAAAGGAAACCGTCCATCCCTTCGCAGTAGAAACCGGCATCTCCATCAGAGTAGGCCAGGACTGCCGGTCCCATGATCCCGTAGCTGTAGATTCCACAATCATTTCCCTCGCAGTAGATGCCGAACCCGGCCGTGGACAAGATGGTAACCGCATCTCCCGTGTCGCAAATCACCGACAGGCTGCGCATGGAAAGGTCCACGCCATCTGAATCCCCGGTACCCGTGAACACGCTCTTGAGGTTAGCGGCCGCCTGGGAAGAATGGGATACACAGGCCACGTTCACCGATCCGTCCACCAGGTCCGTTCCCGTCCAGGCCAGGGAAGTTGCCTGAAAGCCTTCCAGGTCACTTTCCTGCAAAGAGGCACCCGTGATCGGTCCCACCAGCAGAATGTAGGCACCGGCAGCAACCTGGGCAGGAAAGGTTCCCAGGTAAACCCCGGTATTGCCCGTTTCGACAAGGGCAATCTCGTAGTCTGCCAGATTGTTGGAGTTGTAGGTCTCGAAGCTCTGGGTAGAGCCATTCCACCACTCGCCCTGGTCGTTCAACAGGCAAGCCCGCATGGTTTGACCGGACAGGTCTTTGACGATGATCTTGTTGCTCATGGTACAGGTCTGGGCGGAATCAGGAAAACTTCAATTTTGGAGTAACCACTGGACAGGCTGGCGTTGGCCTTGGCCACGGCGGTATCTCCACTGCCCGCCTTGCAGAGAGCGCCCCAGCGGGAAGAGTTGCCGGATTCGTCGGCCACGCAGAGTAGGTCACCCCGGGTGACCGCCCCTAAATCGGCATCTACGTAGCAGAGGGCTGGACCCATGGTGCGGACATATCCCCCGTAGCCGTTAGCTAGATACGCCTGATTGACTCCTAGGTAGCCGGGATCGTTTTTCTGGTTGGGAAGCCGAACCTCGTTGACACGTGTGCCCCCAGTGTTTGCGCAGAGGGCATTGCCGCTGCCCAGGGTAGCCCCC